GAATCATTTTCCTATAACCGTCCAATTCAGTCCATTACTCCATATCAGATATGTAGTTGAACCGCTAGCAGTTATTGTGTCGCCCCATGCAAGACCAGACGCACCATTGGTCACGTAGCCTATCTTGCCTATGTTGGTTGCTGCGCTAGGCAGGGTGCCAACAGTATAAGCAGGGGTTTGTGTGCTATTTAAAAGTTGATTAACGGCATTGGCTGTCCGGGTGCCAAACTGCTGAATTGTGGTCGCCAAAATATTTTGGTGCACTGCACTATAGCTTGGGGTAGGGATGGGCAAGCTAGGAGGGGCAATCGTGCGGGGTGATACGTTCATCGGCGTCCATCCGGTCTAATGTCCAGCCGCATGTTGCCCAACTGCCACATGACGCCCAAGGCTGTAGACGGATACCCGTATATCAGATAGGCATCGTTGGCATTGCCAGTATCGACCCGGAACGCAAATTGACGCCCACGGATGCGGGTGTAGACCTGCCCCGTGAATTGCTCAATCGGGTACTGAGGAACTACCCCGTAGTCTCTTACGTTCTTGACTGGCGGTTGGTCTACGTTCTGTTGGTAAGACGAGCCAGAATTCAACCGTGGAAGAACGGTCAGGGTCATCTGCGGGTTTTGCGATGACGAGTTGACAAACGTCAAGTCAGGCACGATGCGCCATATGGATGAAAAGTGGTGTCCATCCCCGATCTCAATATCAGAAGACTGGATGTAGCTTACGACTGGCAGCGTCACGCCCGGAACGGTATGCACATCAACGCCGTATTCGTGGAACATGATCTGGTTTGGCACCACGTCCATGACCGGCGTATACGCTTGGATGGTTGAGTTTGGCGTAGAGCCGTAGGCACCGCGAGTGCATCCAGTAAACGACGTTCCGGTATTGCCTGTGTAAGCGATGATCTCACTACCAATCACAATCGCCCCCTGCTGCGGGAACGACGAAGAATCAGCAACTGGAATAGTCGTTATATATGAGTAGTTGACAAGTGCAGTCGTGTAAGTCGTCTGTGTGCTATAGGCACCCATGGGATACGCCTGTAGCGATGTACCCAGCCACGCCGAACGGTTTAGCGACCCGTAATCCCACACGTTATCAATGAAATTAAACTTGACGTAGCTGTCGTTCACCGTGCTGGTCAATGACGGGTAGAACCACCAGATCTCACTGAAGCCTTCGTTGTAGCCAGCAACAACCTGCCACTGCTCGGCTTTGTTGATATTGCTGAACACATAGCGACGCAACGAACAGGGCAGGGTTTGCACCGTGCCGTTGTACATGTAGAACTTGTCTATGCCCATCCACCACGTCACGTTGTTGGCTGTGAGAGCAGCGTTCTGTGAAATGATCGAGATGTTTTCTTGCAGAAGGGTAAAGCTAAATACGTAAGGCGCTCCTACGTACTGCATCTGGTACACAGCGGTATCGGTGTACACCAAAATGATTTGAAGGTTGTTGACTGCCGTTACAAGCGTCGAACCATTACCCAGCGACTGTTCCCCCGCCTGATTGGATACTTGAGGGATCCACTGTTCAGGTACAGTCTGATCCGACCAGCGAACCAGCAAGGGATCAAAGGTCGAATTGGCATTGGTGGGGTCGTAAGGATTGGCACCCAGTGCAATCACGAACTGATACACCGGAGATACGAAGATCTTGTTGGTTTGCGTAGGTACGTACAAACCCGAATAGCTGACGTTCAACGTCGAGTTGTATGGGATCGTTACCAGATTGCTGACCGTGACAACCAGCCCGGAAATAGACAATATTGTCGTACCCGCAGGGATCGACCCTGTGGATCCGGGGGCAAACGAGATAACCTCACCCGGATAAATATAGTCATTGAACGCTACGGTGAAAGTGTTTGAATTAAACACGCCACCTACGTCCGTGGTGGTGATCGTCTGATACTGCTGGGTCGTGGCGTATTCGGCAAGTGTGATTGCCGGTGTCCAGTTGACGGTACTCTTGACCCAGTAATAGATCGGCCCACCTTGGATCGACATGATGAGATCGTCGCCGAACGAGGCTTGCGACCACTGTCGATTATTGTACGTAATCGTTTGTGGCTGACCTAAACCCCAACGCCCCAGACCCCATGTACCAAGACCCCAAGCATAGATTGTTTCAACAGTCGTACTGCCCGAGTTGACCAAGTACGTAGCCGTAACTGCGATGCCGCCGGTTACACCACCAGCAAACGCACTACCAGAACCAATAATTTTGTACGAGTCTGTCGGGAACACGACAGTCCCGCCAGTAGCACTTCCAGTAGTCGGATTGTTGTAAGTGATCGTCGTACTGTTGGCTGTAATAACATTATAGATGCCATTGAAGCCATCTACCGTCAATCCATAAATAGTGATGGACGTACCGGCAGTTGGTACTACCGCAAACGTACCCGTCAGGGTAGCGACTGATCCGGTGCCGGTTGCAGTCACAGCAACTTGTGTGGTGTCCCTAGCTACACTAATAACAGTGTAGGACTGCGCACCTACCGTGGTCTGTGTACCAAACGTAACAGTCACGCCGTCAATCGTCATTGACGTACTAGTACCCGACGTGGGGGCAAAATAAATTCTAGCCCCGACATCAAGACCGTTGCTGGGCGAGTTGACAACGAGTACTGGGCTACCGGGAATAGTGGTCGTAAACGAACCAGCGGGTAGATTAACTACTTGCGCCGTAGGCGTAATATCGTGATACGCAGTGCCGATACCATCCTGTACGTAGAACCCTTGGGTCGTACCAAAGCCAATCAAGTTCTCACCAGAATGGCTGATCCAGTTCGTCAATGAATGTGTCACGCCATTGAACGTGAACGACGATGGAGAATCAGGGTTAGCCGCGTAATTGGTGTTGGCCCAGCCGCCTATCTTTTCCGTATAGCCCATACGGAATCGAATAAGATTGCAGTCGTAGTAGCCGCCTTCATTGGCGTACTCCGTGACTTCCTTATTGATCCCCGGCTTGAATGGGATTTTGGTAAGCGGCATGGGCCTAGTCTTATTTGCTTACGTCGGACTTGACGGCATCAACCGCAGCGGTGGCGTCGGCTTTGACGGCAGTAACATCGGCCACGGCCACTTTGACAGCGGCATCAGCTTTTTGTTTGAAAGACTGGCAAGCCAGCCAGCCACCAATGGCACCAAGAACGAACGAAGCAGCGATATATCCAAGCATCATGATTACTCCTTATACAACCGTTTTACCGGCATTCAGGTCTGCGAGGGTCAAGCCCCCCGTGTACTGGAAATGAGCCAGCTCTTTAAAGCTCTTCCACTCGCCAGCCCAGTCGAGGCCAGCCGCCTTACCTAGTGATCCGATCTTTGCCCAAACAGGGTGAGAACCATCCCAATCAGGCTTACCATTGACAAGAGGAACGATGTCGATAGCACAACGAAAATTATGAAAAGACTGGCCTCCGCGAGCGTTGGTGACGATCTTTCCTTCCGTAGTACGTCCTTGATCATAAAGCGCTTCCTGCGATTCAATGTCGCGGTAGGTAGAGGTAACAAGGAGGTCAATCCCCTCGCTTTTGCACGATGCAATAAAGGCGTCTACCTTGGTGCGTACCGGCAAAAGAAGTTCATCAAGGCTACGAGAATTAATCATTGTCCCACCGGAGTTGATTGATGAATAAGTTCATCCTTCTTTTGGCTACTGGCAGATGAACCAAAATAGAAACCAATAATTCCTGTCCAAGCAGTGCCCAATGAACCAAGCATAATTTCAATCTCAGGCCCAGCAGTCACTTTGCCGCTCATCAACCCAATGAGAATTCCAAAAAACCCAATAGTCACCACCAAAGCCATAACGCCGGGTATCCATGAGCGAGTTTCGGATTGCATGGAACGGGCTGAAGCGCGGTCTTGGACTGCTAACTTTTCAAAGTTTAAACCCAGTTCTTGGGCTTGTGCCTGTAACGCGATCTCAGCTTGTTTGATAAGCGTGATTTGATCTGAAGTCATCTTGCCCGATTCAAGTAGCTTTTTGGCATCATCAGGTGGCACACCCAAAGCTTTACCTACGGCCTCAACAGCCATACCCGCCAAAGGGCCACCAAGCGCAGTAGCAACTGTAGGAGCTAATTGAGCAAGCCAAGATAAGTTCATTTATGTTCCCTCAGACGTTCCTCAAGCAAGGTAACCCGAACAGCAATTTGGTTAATCTTTTCGTTCAAGTCTTCTTTAAGTTTTGCCCTAGCCTCTGCGCTGATAGGGCTGTCTGTAGGGACACCTTGCGCTGTAATTAATGCTGGCATCTTTGAACGAATATCAACCAATTCATTTTGCATAGAAGTAACAGAGGTGATCATCCAGCCTACGGCAGCAACCATGACTGGG